AATGGCGGTACTACACCCCTACCATGAAACTCAGTACCTCCGCCTTCATAGTCACCAGTATTTAAAGGTACTACTAAAGATATATCAGCACTGGCGTCATGATGCCACTCACCCTGCTCTCTTTTAGCTAGATTATAGTTAGCTAACTGTATTGAATTATATTTAAGGCTGTAACGTTGCCACACTGCGGTAAATAAAGGGTTCATATGGTTAAGGGCTACGCTATGTAAGTTAGAGGCTAGTTGGGGTATATTGTCTTGTAGAGTTATTTCAGGTATTTGCCTTAACTCGTCCTCGTCATCATTTTCTTTAAACCCTAGATACAGCTCCATGTTTTTTATTTCATCTAGCATCATATCACAGAAGTCTTCCGTAAATAAAGGCACGGAGTAAACGTCAGGTAGTTCTTCTTTTATATATTCTTGTAACGGTATCTCTAGTTTTTGAGTACCGTCGCCTGAGTGAAATTTTATAATATCAGGTTCAGCGTCCTGTATCATAGCTAACGTAGTTTTATCAATCATCCAGTCTGATTGTATAGCTAACATTGTGTTTTTAATTCTGTAGGGTTTTGACCTATCCATTCAATACTCCTTAGTGCAGTATGGGTAACTGCGTTTCTTCATTTAATTCACCTACTATTTCTACCGTCACTCCTCTGTTAACTGATACGGCACTTTGACTCAGTATATCAGCTTCTAATTTGGCTTCTTTATAATCAAAAGCAAATATGTACGGTCCGTCAAAAGTTTTTTTATTTCCGTCTTCGGTAGTAACGGTAAAACTAGTGATCCAAACTCTTATATGCCCAGTCACTTACTGTCTAACTCACTGATATGCGGTTCTTTTTTCCTTTTCTTACCGAATATTTTTTCCCAAGCTATATCATACTTGTTTTTATTTTCTGGTCTTCTTTTACTACCTTTACCACCGTGCCACTTATCCTTCAACTTCTGCTTCTCCTTCTATTATTTTGTAGGTCGGTAATATACCGCCAGTATCATCATAAAGTTGTTGCATACGTTGAAGTACTTCTTCTTTTGACATAGAATCTACTCTATTTACTGTTAACTCACTACGGTTTACGTAAAGTCCTGCTGCTTTACCCCTAGCCACTTCCGCAGTAACCGCAGCAGACCAAGCACCATTACGCATAGCCCCTTCTCTTATATCTTTTAAGTCAGTAAGATGAGTACTTAAATCAAGTTCTACTTTTTTTGCTGCTTTTTCTTGTAGTGCACCTATGCGTTCTTTGACTAACGGGTTAGCTTTAGAATCTAAAACGTAACCAGCACGGCTTGCGTTTTTCTCGCTGTACCCTGCTTGAACTGCAGCGTCTTTTTTACTCATGCCTTTAGCTACGTTTTGAGCGTATTTTTCTTGCTTCGGCGATAATTTCTTTTTTGTTTTCATAATATTTTCTAGAGTACTCCCTATATTTTTCTATATCTGCTGCGTATCTTTCTCTTTGTTTTGCGTTTAGTTTTTCTTTGTTTTGTTTATAGTAGTTTCTTTGTTGTATATTTCTTATTGCCTTATCTTCTTCTGTTAAATTAGCTTCATGTTTTTTAGCTTGTTCCCTTTGATAACTTACGTCATGGTTTTTATCATATTCTTCTTGAAAGATTGTTAACCCGTCAATAACTACCCTAGCTTCATATTCATTTCTATCAAGAACGTATTGTTCATGGTTAGCTTCAGCTATAGCGAATATATCTGGGTCAACGGGATAGTCGTCAACTACAAACTCACCGTTACCCGTAACATGAGTTTCATTTTTACGTATAGAACTTTCACTAATCATACTACGAGGTCCACTACTTTCACCGAACTCAGAATAAACGCCTCTATAAGCCTCCATGTTTCTTAACGTCATAGCTTTTTTTAAGCATTTATCAGAACAATATTTACGTGCTTTACTCGGCACAGGTTTTTTACACTTAGGACAAGCGCAACGTAAATATGATACTACCTCGTTCTCCATAACCTTAATATTTTCCTACCCTCATGAAACACGCTACGTGTAACAAAAGATTTATCATTGCGTTTACCGTATATACTAGCAGCACCACGTACCCTTTTTAAATTTTCTGGGTCTTCGGCTTTTATATCCATGTGGTCACCTACGTCTAGTTTATAAAAGTGATAAACTTGAGGTGCAGTTTCTGACCTACTAGGTATCGGTATTTGAGTATCATTTTCCATTGACTAGTATATGCCCTCCTTTCCAGAAATACCCATGTGTTTCACTGGTATGTGGTCTGGTGAATACGTATATAGTTTCAGGGTTAAACCTGTCATCTAAATTCATACATGCTGCTTCTACAGAGTCTTCGTCATAGCATATAACTTCACTTCTGTTATCTAGTGAGGTAGTGCCGTAGCTTACTACCCATACTGTGTCTTGATTTTCCATATATTAACTCCATATTTATATATTATTAATATAATACCTACTGAATATTAATCAGTAAAGGATAATCAGTAATTAATTTAAAGGTTTTTAAGCGTATGAATTAGTAAGTAAGGCTATATAACCTATTAACCTATTCAAACGCTTAAAACGGCTTATATTAGCCCGTAACCTTAGATGTTTTAGTAATATAACCTAGCTTAATATCGTATTTAATATCGTTAAGATTTAGTATGCCTTTATCTAAAACATCTTGTATAGTAGGCTTACCTTCATACTTCTTAAGTCTGTCTTTATTATTCTGACTCATAGGCATTTTATCAGTTCTAGTAAGTATTTGACTAGTGTCGTAAGGATCACGACCACGTACAGTCTTACAATAGTTATTAGGTTTAGGTATATCAATCTTCGGTACTTGTCTGTATTTATTAGACATATCTTCCTCCTCCATTTTTACCGCTTTTTTCATAAGCACGTTATATAAAGTTTTTTGACCAGTTTTAACGTCCTTAAATGTTTTCTTTTTACCTGTGTGGATTTCATACCACTTTTCAGCTTGTTGTATTGGTAGGGCTGGTGCCATAATATCAGGGTCGCCTATAGCTATACCCCCTCCCCTTACTTTATGCATCTCACTCATATAAAACTTCACTACCCGACTAGGATAGTCAGGTAGGAAGTAAACAAAACTAACTTCGTTAGTCATTATGCTGCCTTAGCATAGTCAATAGCTTGAGTCATAGCCCTAGTTTTAAGACTAGCCCTAGCCCCGAACCAAGCGTTATGCATTGCTGCGTCACGGTCGTGTCCCCACTTATGGTCAACGACAAAGGTTACGGCATTCATAGCACCCCACCAAGTACCAGCACTACTTTTTAAGTTGGCTCCTGGCTGTAGTTCTAACGCTTCATATACCTTACTAGGTGCACGCTGAAACTCATCTAACATAGTAGCACGGGCTAAGTATGTTTTTTCAGTTTTACTTTGCTCTAGCAACCTTTGTTGCATAGCTAGTTTAGGTTGCATTAAGTCAGCTATATAAGAAACCACAGTATTTTTATTATACTTTTTACTGCATAAAAACTCTGCTGCTTCTTTGTACTCTTTCATACGGTTACTTGCTAAACCTAGTGCCTGCTCTGCAGTTACTATAAGGTCTGCATCAAACGCTTTAGTATGTGCCATTTTAAAATGTGGCTGAGTTTTATCAGCTAAAGCCATACTTAACGTATTGTTACATACTACTCTTATAGGCGTAAACCTAATTTCATTAGACTTACCCCACTCGTGACTAACTGACACAAGCAAGTTACCTAATACCCTGTCGTCTCCTGGTAAGGTAAAGCTTTCATCAACTTTAGCTAAACCCCATATTTGACGACCGTCTTTTAACGAACCTGCAGTTTCCATACTCATATTACCTGCGTCGGTAAACTTTTTGAAAAACGTAAATGCGTCACGGTTTTGGGTTGGTATAAACTTTGGTCCACATGGTCCAAAGACTGTATTATCACTATCACGTACTAATAGTGAGTGGTTAGGTGCCATAATTAAGTCGTTAGACTTATCTGGGTCAGCGTCATCATATGTAAATATTTCACGCTTACTAACTGTCCAATCAAGTCCAGCTTCAACTAACATTTCTTCAGGTGTTAAGTTATTATCAACTTTAACGCCTAGCCCATGCCAAGGTACTTCCCCTGCATAAGCCATTGTTTCTACGGCTGCTGCCATAATTTACCTCCTTAAAGGTTGTTACGTTAGCCGTCATTAGCTAACTACCCTTACTTTAGTTTAGCTCACTAGTGATTAAAAGGATAATCTAAAAGATAATTAACTAACGGTTGAAGAGTCGTACTTACCTTTTATAAGGCGTATATCTTGGTTATTTAACCACGCCCTTAGTTTGGTGCTTCTTTGCTTAGTTGTTAATTCAGGTGTACCGTCTATCTGTGACTTCTTATTCATGTAAGCTTTGTACCCTGTGTAATAATCACCTTCACCTAATTGACTAAATCTGACTATTTGCCATACTCGTGCCTTAGTGACTCCGTGTTTAATACCTATCTCTTCTAGAGTCATGTTGTCTTTCGAATAATTTTTATAAATAGTAAGATACATGTCATCTTTTTCTGTGCGTTTACTCATTAAAATACTCCTTATAATGAACTGTTGCTTGTCCCCAGTTTTTACCTATCTCTGCATCAACTTTATTGGGAACACGTAAAGGTGTGCATTCTGACATAATCTTCATAATAAGTTCACATTGTTGAGGGTCAGTAACTGATATATCTAACTCGTCGTGTACTTGGGTATGTGGTAATATGCCTTCGTTATATAGTTCAACCATAGCTTGTTTAGTCATGTCTGCTGCTGAACCTTGTATAAGTCTATTCATAGCTTTATACGTGTACGCTCTTTTAACTTGACTACCGTACTCAGTAACTGCTTTTTCGTAAGGATACGGAATGTTTCTTTCTTTCATAGGCTCATATAAATTAAACCTACATTTACGCCCAGCTATAGTAGTTATATATCCACGGTTAGCACCTATCCTAGCACATTGATCTCGTAACCCTTTGATAAAAGGTACTCTTTTATGATATGTGTCAAATAATACTTCTGCTTCTTGCATAGATAAATCTAGTTGTTTTACTAACTTTTCTTTACCCATACCGTAGCTCAAACCTAAATTAATAATCTTGGCTTCTTTACGGCTTATGTTAGCCATGTCTGCTACTA